CAATTAAAACGTTCTCCGGGATTTCCCTTTCTATTTCCCTTCTTATCAATGGTATGGTTATATCCCGGCATCTCAATAATGCTGTAAAAAATTGATTAGTCTGGGCTTTCAAACTTTTTAAATTGTAATTGATAAATAATTTTAATCGATATTTTATCCATTCAGGATTCATTTCATTCTCTTTATTGAATCCCTGTACATTAAATGGAATTTGTATAATTATTTTTTTATTCATATTTCAATTCCCTTTCCGCTTGCTCCCACATTTGCCCAAGTTTTTTATCCCAGATATCGGTATATCTAATATCCCGCCCTGGATGTGGAGTTATTTCCCCCAAAAATACTCCTCTGGGAGTATCATATAAATCGAATCTTACAAAGGGATACCTTATTGCCTTCGATAATAACTTCGCTGTATTTAAAATCTCTTCTCGATGTTCTGGTGGTGGAAGACTATTATTGATTTCATATGTATATATTTTTTTGCATATATTTTTTATAGGTTCCCATTTATTGGTCCAATATTTGCAATATTTCTTTTGGCCATCCCTTTTATATTGTCTTATACATGCAATCCTCCCATTAAAAGTGAAAACCTTCCAATCATATGGTAAGGGATTGGCTAATAATTCTTCTATCCATAGGCTCTGGCTATGCCTCTTCTTTTCGGTTATCGTACCATACATGAAATACATCACTACTTCTTCTAATGTCATAATATTGTTTTTTAACAAATTCCTGTATTTTCCATTCTCTTTTATTAATGGAAGAACTCCACTTTCACTACATCCCTGCTGTGGCTTAATCACAAATTGGTCTGGCAGGTTATCCCATTTAACGAATTCTATCCTGCTATGAATTTTATATACTTTCGCGTGCTTTATTCCATTTTTCTCTGCAAAATCATAAGCTCTTAATTTATATCCGATTATGTCTACCGGATGAATTTTCCCTTTATATTTTTTTATAGATTCTATTATCTTCTCTTCATATCCTGCCATATTATTTCACCTTCAGGAATAGGTTATTTAATATTCTGGCTGTTTCTAACAATGCCATTCTGCTTTTCTGTTCTCCAGCCTGTATTAAAAAGTCTGTATCTTTAGGCAAACATTTACCGTTTGCTCCTCTATAATTATCTTTCCCTGGGATAAGATGCCTTTGATTAACATTCTGGTCCATTTTAAATATTTTGTATATATTTTCATAGTCTGCTTTGTAGGCCTCGGTTAAATCATATAATTCTTCTGCGAATACTACCTTTATCAATGCCAGGCTATTTAAAGCTAATTTAGCCAGCTCTGCTTCTATTGGCTTTACTTGTATCATCTTTTCCTGTATTGCTTTTTTAAAGATGTTTTTTAATAATTCGAAGGTTGCTCCGTTTTCTGTTCCTATAACTATTTTATCTGGTTTTTCTGCATCCTCTTTTGCGTTCCATTCCCTCAAGAATTCTGGCATAAATACAAATTCTCTTTTATACTTTATGGATAGTTTATCTGTAGTTTCTGGTATTACTGTGGTTCTAATAATAAATAAGCATTTTTTGTTTTGGCTTACCAGGTGGTTTGTTAGGCTGATTAGGTTTCCCATGCTCTTGTTTTTTTCGTTAATGCAAATAAATATAATATCACTTTTTGTCAGGTCTCCTGTGTGTCCTATCTCCGGGTCGAGTATATTTATATTATTCCCTTCTCTTAATAATTTATACGTTGCTTTCCCTACTACTCCATATCCTATAATCCCGATATCTAACATAATCTGCTCCTCTCTAAAATGGAAGGGGCAATATATATATCTACATATTACCCCTATTTTTTCTTATTAGGATGCTGGATTGGATTTGTCTATATAAGCTACGATTACTGCATTCTCGTCTTCGTATCCGGCATCTACTTCTAAGGTTAAAATAAAGTCAGTTCTGCGTTTCTTTGCTTCTCTTTCCCTTTCGATAGTTACCTTATGGAATACTCCCCAGACATGGTTGTTAGGATATCCAAGTATGGCCACATCCCCTGGCCCACCTACTCCGGTTGCTTTTGCTCTTTCTAACATTGGAACTCTCTCGATTTGTATTCCTTTGTAAGCTAATTTCCCACCAGTAGTGTATACGGTATCTCCAAGGGCAGTTCCTCTGGCTTTTAATAAATCACGGTAGCCATTTTCCACTTCCCAATTTACCCAATATCTCCAACCAGAAATATTAGATAAATATTCTTTAGGTATTCCTGCCAGCATGGCATTAAACATATTCTCCGGATAAGTATCTGCTGTCGGGTCGAAGTCAGATTTATCTCCTCCGTAGACTGCATTCGCGGCTTGTTTTACCCATCCATTGGATTTGCTTAATACGTGATCCTGATTATAAGTGAAGTCTGTATCTGCAAATAGTGCAAATTCCTCTATATCTCTTCCTACTGCTTCTCCTAATAAATCTATTAAAGTATCCTCAAAGTTTTCTTTCTCGATATTCCGTCTCAATGCTTTATCTCTTAAGGATACTATGGCTTGGAATTCATGCACGGTTAAAGTGTTGGTGTTGGTGGAAGGTTTTGCAAAATCGGATTCACTTAATTCTCTATGATTACCACTTGCGTCTTCCCCTGATTCCAATACCCTTCCGGTAAAGGATATTCTGTCTATTTCGTGGATTTGAGCTTCCATAGGGAAGTATCTTGCTTCTGGTAATATAACCGTGGATTCTTGCATTTTCCTTACAAATCTGGTTAGCTTGGTAGGCTGTAATACTGCATCTCCTAAAGCATCTACATCTACTATTCCGCCTTTCATTGCTCTATCGATTAATTTTAACATTTCTATTTGTGTTAACATTTTTTATATCATCTCCTTTCTTTTTTTTATTATTATTTCTTTTTTTTGATAGCTCTACCTTGGCTGTCTCTTTCTAAATCTTTAAGATGGTCTTTTAAGGTATATACTTTTTTCTCTGCTTCTCCATCTTCCTGACCCTTTTCCGCTTTTGAAAGTCCTTTTTTTGCTTCCTCAAGTTTTTCCAAAGTTTCTTTTAAGGTTAAATTCTCAACCTTCAATGCTTCTTTTTCTTTATCCTCTTTTTCCTTTTTGGCTTCTTCCTCTTTTTCTTTTTCGGCCTTATCTTCTTCCTCTTCTTCTTTCCCCTTCTCGCTATTGTCTTCTTTGCCTTCTTCTTTTTCGGGAAGCAATTTCTTCAGGCCTTCTTTGATAGGTTCCAGCTTTTCATCCAGCTTTTCGTCTATCATTTTTTGTACTTCTTCTTTTTCCATCTCTGATTCATCTCCTTTCTCTTTTTTATTTTTTAAATAATCCGGTTTTCTCTCTTTGTCGGCTTTTTCTATTACCGCCTGTAATGCAGCAAGAGCATTTTTTAATTTCGTATATGTATCGTCGCTTATGCTCCTTCCGGCTTTCTCCACTTCTCTGGTTAGTTTTACGGTATTCTCTATTAACTTCTCTGCTTCTTGTTTTTTAAAAATGCTCATTATTTTATCCCATGCACCTCCTTTATTATTTTCTTCTGGTAATTCCTTTTTGGCCTTCTGCTTAATAGCAAAGAATTTCGCTTTCGGTACGCATGGTTCGTCTATGAGGCTTACAAAAGGAACTATCCAACCTTCACCTAAATCTCTTATTAAAACTCTCTTCATGGCTGTGCTTAATTCTTTATTTACTCTTTCCCCTTTGGATACGTTATCCATTATTCTCTTTAAAACATTATTCTGTATCCCCATTATTGAGAATCCGGTTAGCTTTCCTTCTTCTACTTCCTTCCATGCTTTATCATTCACTACCTTCGCTGCTAATACCCAGGTACCTTTCGGCAAGGTCATCTTCTCTCCGTATGCTTCTACTTCCCATTCCATAGGCAATATAAAAGTCTCTACTGGTTTTGCCACATTATTTAATCCATGCATATAATCAATATTGCCATATTCTTCCATCCACTTATGGGCTACTTCTTCTATCTCTTTTTCGCTTAATATTTTTTCCCCTTTGTCGGCATCCAGGTCTGGTTCCCCTGGTACTAAAACTGCAGCATAGACGATTCTTTGTTTCCCAGTCTTTTTAATTATTGGTCCTGTTAGTTCTGCTCCTTCATTTTCTTTTCTCTTTTCGCCAGGCCATTTCCCTTCCGCTTGAAAATGCAACCAGGCACATAAGGCTTCAGGATTGTCTATCCCTGGCTTGTCAGATAAGGCTTCTACGCATTCCGTATAACCGCCTGCCCAGCTTCCCCATGTATCTATAAGAGCATCTATATCTTTTATGGTACTTTTTACCTTTTCCACATTGCTAAAATTAAATGATTCCGCAAATAATCTCTTTTTGGTATATGTTTCGGTTACTTCTCTCGGTTCACCAAAGCTGATATTTCCTTCCTCATCTATGGAATAAAGTATTTCGTAAGTTTTAACCCCTACTTCATCGCTGGCTATTATTGCATCCTCAAAAGTGCATACTAACCAATAATTAGGATATAAAAGATTTAAACTTTCCCTGATATGCTGTTGTCTCTTCTCCAGGCTGTCCTTCTTATCTCTATCCTTTTTTAATTCTGGCATATGATTTCCTCCTTTCTTATTTATTTTTGATTTCTCTTGCCAACCACCTGCTATTATAGCTCGGCCTTGGGCTGCAGCCTTTCCCTTTGCTCTTTCTCTTGCTTCTTCATTGTTGCAAGTATAATAATATTTCTTCCCGGTCTTTCCCCATTGGGCATAACATTTTGGTTCCTTTTTTTTATTGTTATCATATCCTGTGCGTACTGGCATATCGCTCCTCTCCTCTAACAAAAAACAGCAGAACACCTGCGAGTCGCTCTGGCTCTCTATGGTGCTCTGCTGTATTTAGGAGGTAATAATAATGAAAAAGTATCCCGGCTAAAATACTATTGATTTTTATTAAAAGAACATTTTACTTTAAAACTATTTTACCACTTGGTGTATAATCTGTCAATTGCCTTTTCGGTAATTTGTAAGTTTGTATTAAACCACACTTCGGGCAACTTATTTCTATGTATTCGTCATCAATGATTTTGAATAATAATCTTCCATCCTTGTGGCATCTTATTTCTTTTTTGCTTCTCATAATTATCCTTTCTCTTCCATAATATTTTCGCCTTTTTCAAATTCGCTATCTTTTCTTGTTTTTTTTATTTTCCCTTCCTCTATTTCTAATTCTGGCTTTCCTTCTTTATCTAATATCACAAAACTACAATTACTCA